GATATTTGCGCTCTGAAATCTGCTACATTAAACGCCATTACTAGTTTCCTCTAATCATTTGTCTGGAGTCTGCATAAACTTGACCCTTTTTAATCCGTGATGTATTCTCGTAGAATCTCTCAAGAGGTAGAAACAACGCAATGTCCCATTCAGATGGGTTTATGTAAATCATTCTTGATTCGACTTTACTAATCAAATAGCGATGTATCGTAGGCTTGAATAATCTAAACTTTGCTGCACCATTCAATACTTCATAGTTCAAACGCAATCTCGTACTCTCATCATATTTTCTATTCGATGCTAAATCATATAGATTGTCCATCAACTTTGCACGAAGCTGTAACGGTAGATAGTGCATGTTGATACCAAGCCAACCTTTAGGAACTTTCTTAAAAGGAAATACAAGAGGAAATCTATCATAGTAAGGCAGTGTTTTCTTATACTTTGGATCGTACTGATACAGATACATATCACCCACACGAATCTGTGAACGACCACGCTCTGGGTCAGACTTTACAAGTCTTGCTGGTTGAAGCGCACCTGTACGTCTAGCGGCATCACGATACCACTCTCGTGCGTTTTGTGTGCGAGCAGGGATTTGTCCCTTCTTCACACCTCTTAATAAGAGTTCGTCAAATACTGTCGCCAACTTCTTGCCTCTCCTTTTTCGGTCAGAACCATAAACGTCCAACCTCTATCATCACAATATTCTTGAGCAGCACGCCACTTAGATAAGTTCGTGCCCCATGTCTTCACTTCTTCGAGATACCTCTTTGTAACTTTAGACTTCTTCTGTGGTGGTACAGACTGATTCATTGGTTTAATCTCAACGAGTACCACGTCACTATTTAGTTTTTTTATCCAAAAATCAGGGAAATATCTGTGCTTTCTACCGTCAATCAAACTACGATAAGGCACGATTATCTCTTCTGACGACCATTGAACGATACCAGTGTTCTCATCACATTTTCTCATAAACTTCAGTTCCCACAGACTTCTATAAATAATCTTAGTGTGGTCACCCTTATATTTATGAGGGTTTGAAGGTCTGAATCTTCCTTTGTATGCCATAATGTTTTCGTTATAAATAGATGTAAATAAGTATTTATAAGGGCTCAATCATGTCTAATGTACCTCGATCACCGGATGCTATACGAAATAGTAAGAAAGCACAAAATAAACCTGAAGACTATCAGTTTCCTTCTGATCTAGGTAATGTTGGAACGCTACTTCTTTTTAAAGAATATTCTTACGGCGATAGAGACGTAGGTGGTTCTGGTGGTATTAAAGACAGACAAAGTTTAGACAAACTCAATATAACAAGTTCAATATATTTACCTCTACCAGAACAAATGTTGGACAGTACAAACTTAAAAGTTGCCGCTTCGGAAATCGGTGCTTTGGGTAACGCTGCTGCAATTACTGGAAGTATTTACGCAACGTCTGCCGATCCAGCAGGCGAATTTGTGAATAGATTGCAAAATATTAACTCGCAAGAGCTTATTGGTGCTGCTTTGCCCAAAATGCTTGGTAAGATTCTCGATACTATAGGCGCTGGAGGACTTCAAACAGGGATTGAAGCAGGTTTTGGAGCAACAATTAATCCGTATGCAGCAATGGCTTTTGAGGGTGTCAACTTAAAAACATTTACTTGGAACTGGGCTTTAGCTCCAAAATCTAGAGATGAGACTAAGGTTTTACAAACAATTATTACTTCATTGAAAAAGAACTCTCTTCCATATTATAAAAAGTATACTTTCCGTAATAGAACAATTATTTCCGGTAGAGCATTTTTAGCATACCCTAATGTATGCTTGCCAATAATTGCTGGTGTGAATACCTTAACGATGAAGCCTTGCATGATATCAAACATCAATATAGACTATGGTGCCGGTGGAGAGCTTGCTTTCTTAGAAGGTGGTGACCCAGCAGTTGTTAAGATTGAAATAACATTGCAAGAAATGCAAATCTGGACAAGAGAAGATTATGATGGTAGTGCGGTGCCAGTTGATAAACTCGGTGACCCCAACCACATTCCGAACCGATAGTTTTAACTAGGAAACTTTAATGTCAAAATATTTTAGATATTATCCACAAACACAATATGCCTTTGCTAATGGTAGTTTTACGATTGAGAAGTCTGTAAAGAACATCTCTCTTAAAACAGTTCTGAAGGATGGGCTATCACAGGATGACCCATACACCTTTCTTCGCTATACCGTAAGAGAAAATGAGAAAGCAGAAGACATTGCAGACTTCTATTATGATGATCCTGCTATGAGTTGGTTAGTGTATTTTGCTAACGACATTGTTGACCCATACACTCAATGGCCAAAGACATATGAAGACTTCACTGAATATTTCAGAAAGAAGTATAAAAGTCAAGCACTTCCTACAGGCACTGATGCTATCGTATGGGGACAAGATACAACCAGAACTGATAATATCGTTCATTGGAAAAAGACTGATGATGAGACGATACTGATTAGCCCAGACTCATATATAAGAGCGCAGACATTCAATGGTGATTTTGTTGCTGGTGAATGGACCGCTGTTCGTCGTTTTGATTACGAAATGGAAGAGAATGAGGAACTAAGAAATATCATTCTCGTTAATACATCGTATGCTTCAACGGTACTAGAAAATTTGAGAAGTTTATTAAATGGCTGAAAATGGATTTGACGTTGGGTTCGGCGATATCATAGAGGCATCCTTATCTCACTATGACAAATCAGGAATTCGTTCGAAACAAAAACCAATTAACGTAGCAGAATTTATCGAAACGCTAACCTTTTCAGAGTCTATCAATACGCCTGCTTTGGTGGGCGAGATGAGATTATTAGAAGCCCAAGGTTTGCTTGATAATTTTCCTATTATTGGAGAAGAATTATTAACCATTAGATACCTTGATTTTTTTGAAAATGAAATATCACAAGAATTTTTCGTATACAGTGTAAGCGATGCTGCACCAAACACACAACAAACTATTTTAGCATATACTTTAAAATTTGTTTCCACTCATCATTTGTTGGATATGAGTAGAAATGTTCAAAAGAGTTATCAAGATAAAACAATCAAGGAGATGATTGAACTGATATTTGATGAATATTTAGTTGATACAACACGGTTTCCAAACTCAAACAATGAAATTGAGATTGAAGATACTGATGGCGTACAGACGATTGTTATTCCATCTCTTAGTCCGATTGCAGCAATTGATTTTCTAACTCGAAGGTCGTATTCTGCGACCAATAAAAGTTCTAACTATTATTTCTATCAGACAAGAGAAAAATTCAAAATGAGAACGCATGAACAAATGATAAAAGATGGTAGAGAAAACGCAATCACATACACATTTGATCCTGCTATACAAGTAAATGATATTGCTACCAAGAATGATACTATGAATAATATATTATCTTTTAAAATGAATAATAGATTAAATACAATGAGAGAAATAGCTTCTGGAGCAATGATAAGTGATGTTGTTGAAGTTGATATTTTGAATAAGCAATTCATATTTAATCCATACACTTACAGAGACAACGTTCAAGATTTTACTCATACCGATAAAACTGTTAGATTTCCACATACTAATAAATTTAGACAAGATTTTTTCGAAGCAGATGGTATACCAAAATCACATATGGTTTTTATAGATGCTGAAAGACCTAATCAAAAATATAAAGAAATAATTTCTTCTAAAATTTCTAATCGCTATTATCATACAGAATTTACTGTTGATGTAGAAATATATGGACGAAATGATATTTCTGCTGGTGATATTATCAAATTGAATATGTATAATTTTGAAGCTATCATGGATAAGCAACCAGAATTTAATAAAAGTCTTTCGGGTTATTGGTTAATACAATCTATCAAACATGATATTGATCATGAAAAATCATATAAGTGTTTTCTGAGACTATCTAAAGACCTTGCTCTCGGAGATAACTCTGGAGTTTCGACAATAGCTGATATGACATCGGAGTTAGAAGGATAATGGCTGAAAATGGATTTAGAAATCTACTATGGTTTATGGGTGTCGTAGAAGACCGTAGAGACCCAAGAAAGATGGGTCGTCTTCGTATTCGCTGCTTTGACATTCATCCAGATAGCAAAGAAGATGTGCCTACAGAAACTCTACCTTGGGCGATACCTGTTATTGGTTCATATGACTTTAACTATAAGCCACCGATTGAAGGGTCGTGGGTGTTTGGGTTCTTTCTTGATGGCGACGATGCTCAACATCCAATGGTTCTTGGTGTGATGCCTGGTATGCCTACAACATTCCCTAATCCTACTCAGGGATTCAATGGTAAGAGTGATATATACCCTAAACCTGATGATGCATACAATCCAGATGTGAATAGACTTGCAAGAGGTGAGGAGATTGATAAAACTCATGTAGCAACACAACACGCTACAAAAGATAATGTTGAACCTAGACCGCCATACAATGCTCAGTATCCATATAATAAAGTACAAGAAACAGAATCTGGTCATGTGTTTGAAATGGATGACACACCAGCATCTGAAAGAATTAATATTCGACATAGAAAGGGCACATATTTCGAAGTTGGACCTACTGGCACACAAACAAACAAGATTGTTGGTGATGGTGTAACAATCATTGAGAGAAACGGCAAGGTATTGATAAAGGGTGCGTCTGAAGTTACTATCAGAGGTAAGTCTAACGTCAAAGTCGAATCTGATTGTAACTTAACAGTCGATGGTACAATGACAACGAATGTTCATGGCGATTATAGATTGAATGTCGGTGGTGGTATTTACATGAACTCTGGTGATATTTTCTCACAGAAGAGTTCGTCTATCAGACAAGAAGCGTATTTGGATAGTTATAATCTATTTGCTAGACAGCATATTGTTTCGCAATCAGAAGTAGGTAATATTCATATCTATGCTAACACAGGTTTTGTTTCTGCATATGCTAACACAGATGTGAGAATTGAGAGTGGTGCTAATACATACTTCAATGCTGCTGGTAAAACAAATATTAAAGCGACTGGTAATATTGCTATTGATGGTACTAAGATTGATTTGAATACCAGTGGAGCAGTTGAAATTGACCCAGGATATACAATATATGTGAAAGGTACGCTAACAGATTTTGTTAGCCCATCTGGTAAAAGAGATTCGTTGAGAACGGGTCTCGGCAAACCTATCGATAACGATTTTCCAATAGATACTGTGTATGATGATGCATCCTATTCATCAATTATTGACCCACCAGACCCAGGACATGCACACCCTGATGCGGAAGGGATATAAGATATGTCAGACGGTTTAATTTCACAAGATATGGAATTTTTTCAAACAGATGAGCTTGTTGATAATTTAGGTATCGGCGACTTTTCTGCTGTAGATGAACTTAACTCTATTATAGCTTCATTTGCATTTCCTTTAGATCAAATGTCTATTCTAAAGGAAAAAATGCTAACTACGATAGAAGGTCTTCCTTTTAGTGAAGCAAGTGGTTTATCTACACTATCCGATTCATTAGCAAAGGCATCTAATCAAGATATATCTGCTATTCTGTTTCAATCTGGTATCAATCCAGATACGTTTTCAGTAGAAACTTTTGGGCTTGATATTGCCTCTTTGACTGATTTTCAAAGCAGTGTGATGGGATTCAACGCAGCATTAAATGGTGGTTGTGACGCTCTGTTAGCATTAGAAAATCTTGTTACTGATATAGGCAACGAAATAGACTTAGATAATATATTTCAACCAATAACTGACTATATGGAAGACTTGGCAAAGAGCGTAGAAGATGCAGTAGTCTCAATCAAAGAACAACTTGATGCATTATCCAGTGATGATATACTTTCTGATCTAGCTGATGCTGCCGAATCTGTAGTTGAGGCTATAGCATCCGATGTAGAAGCGTTGGCTGCTACTGCTGTATCTATAGCAGAAGGTTTAGCAACAGATGTAGAAGCATTAGCATCAGCTATTCAAGCTGATATTGAATCAATTGATGTGTCTGGTTTTCTAGAATCTCTTGAAGCAGAAGCAAAGGCAATTGCAGATGCGTTCGAGGCTTCCATTGAAGGTATTTTAGAAGGTGTAGAAGACGATTTGCTTGCTTTTAAGGACTCTGTTGATGCTTGCTTTGAACATAGTAAAATGGTGAACGAAGTTAAACTTAAAAACTACGAAAGTCAACTTGAAGATTTGGAACTACTTGCATAAGGTAAAATGGAGAAGTAAATGTCTAGGCAGGCCCTTGAAAACACTAAAAACAAATTAAAAGAAGAGATAGAATTAGCAAAAAACCTCTTGTCTGAGCAGAATAAAAACTTTACCAAAGCAAGGTCAGCAGCGGTAACAAAGAATTTTTCAAAAAATAACACAACTGCTAATCCAGCCGAACTAAAGTCGGTAATTGCTAGAGCAGTTTCAAGTGCAACACGAAAACAAGATGAAAAAATAGAGAGAAGAATGGAAGAGGTTGGGGCAAAGGTTACCCAAGCAAATGCGAAAATGAAGGACATTAACAGAGGCTCTGCTGCTAATGCTCTAGATAGTGGCTTGGCTGGTAGACCTATACCTAATGCAGTTAGTAGGGATAAAGTAGCGGTTACATATAACGATGCGAACGCTATCTATCCAGAATCTTTTTATGGTCAAAGTATATTTGCTCTTCATAATGCCGCTAAGATAAACGATCTTCATCCTATCGTAAGAGATAGAGTTGCTCAAGCTGTGAGAGCTTTTGTCGATGAGCATAGAGAGCAGGGCTATGATGTTAAAATATTAAGTGGTAGAAGGTCACTTGCTCAACAAAGGGCCCTTCAAAATAGTTCTAATGCAGTAACTAGACAAGTTGCTGCGAGAGGGTTAAGTTGGCATAATTTTGGTGCTGCAATTGATATCAACCTATATGATTTAAAGAGAGGTGTGTTTATACCAAGAGCAAGAATTGGTTATTATACAGGTATTGCAAGAAAGCACTTCTCAAAATACGATATGTTCAACAGACTTGATGGTACATGGGGTGCAAGTAGAATTAGAGACCCAAATCACTTTATTCCCACAGAACTTTGGGGTAAATCAATAGCAAGTCAATCTGGTGTGTTGATCAATGCCGATGGCACAATAAATGAAAATGGGTTAGATAGACTGCTTGCTGGGCGTAGTTATTCAGGTGTAGTTACATAAATAATAAGTATAAATAAAAAGAAAACTGGAGATTGCTTCATATGGCAACACCATTAACACAAAGAGTTGTATACTCGGACTTCTTTACGGACTTGGATAAGCATCCAATTCGTAGCACAGTCTTACGCAAAACAAACGTTGATGCTGTAAAACAATCTCTTCGTAATCTTATGTTGACAGATAGAGGTGAGCGATTGTTCCAACCAAATCTTGGTGGTAACATTCGTGCTATGCTGTTTGAGAATATTACACCACAGACATTCTTAACGATGCAAGAGCATATAAAAGATGTTATTGCAGCACATGAGCCAAGGGCTGATGTTATTGATGTAGTTATTGCTCAGACTTCACAAGAACATGAAGTTCAAGTCACAATCGTATTTCGTGTTGTCAACGTACAAGAACCAGTTACATTAGAGTTACTTTTAGAAAGAGTGAGATAAAATGGCAGGAACTATTATCTCGGAACTTGATTTCAATCGAATCAAGAGTCAGTTAAAAACATTTCTTCAGGGCCAAGCACAGTTTGCTGACTACGACTATGACGGGTCTAATATGTCCGTCGTTCTTGATGTGTTGGCATACAATACATTTCAGAATAGTTTTTATACGAATATGGCTCTCGGTGAGATGTTTCTTGACTCAGCGCAACTAAGAGATTCTGTTGTATCTCATGCAAAAGAGTTGAACTATCTACCAAGGTCATACAGGTCATCAAACGCAAAAGTTACACTGACGTTTACGCCAAGTGATAATCCAGCATTCATCACAATTCCAAAATACACAAAGTTTACCACAAATGTTGATGGCAAGTCATACACGTTTAGCACAGATCAAGTATATACTATCACACCAAATTCTGGCGTATATTCTGTCAGCGATGTTTCTCTCTATGAAGGTAGAATCGAAAAAGAATATTATGACGTAACAGCAAGCACAAAATATCTTATCTCTAACAAGAGAGTTGACACCGACAGTATTGTAGTAAATGTATATGCTTCCTCTGCTGCTGGTGCTGAAGTTACTGCTTACACTTTAAAACCAAATCTCTTTGATGTTGGTTCAAGTGATAATGTGTTCTATATACAACCAGCAGAACTAAATCGTTACGAACTAGAGTTTGGTAATGATGTGTTTGGTAGAGAGCCAAAGACGGGTGAAGTTGTTGAGGTCATCTATCGTATTTCCAGTGGTGCAACGCCAAACGGTGCTACTACATTCTCACCAACTGCTACGATACAAGGCTATACAGCGACAGTCACAACGACAACAAATTCTAGTTCGGGTGCTGAAGAAGAAACGCTGGATTCAATCAAGTTCTATGCTCCAAAATCTATTCAGATACAAGATAGAGCAGTTACAGAATCTGATTATGAAAATCTTTTGAAAAATAAGTTTTCTGAAATACAAGCAGTATCAGTACAAGGCGGTGAAGAGTTAGTCCCACCTCAGTATGGTAAGGTTATGGTTCATGTTGATATTCAGAACAGTGATGGTGTCTCAGAAAATGCAAAAGAGAAATACAAGAAGTTCCTAAAAGAGCGTACACCTCTTGCAATTGACCCAGTAGTTCTATCGCCAGAGTTTTTGTTTGTTGCTGTTGATACGACAGTATATCATAACACAAAAACCTCAGATGCTACAGATGCTGCAATCGAAGCGCTGGTAAGAACATCAATAGGCTCATATAACACAGCATATCTAGCAGACTTCAAAAAGAATGTTAGACAATCTAGGATCGCTCGTTTCGTTGATGATACAGCAGACTCCATTGTGTCCAACGATACAGAACTTAGAATGATTATTGATTTTATTCCAGTGACTAGTCAGGCTTCAAGCATCACTGCTGATTTCAGCAATCCTTTGAGACGGGATCATCCTATAACTGCTGGCGACGATATCAACAGTCACACACCAGCAGTCAAGACTTCTAACTTCGTATTCGAAACACAAACCGCATACATACAAGATAACAGTGATGGTATTTTAGAAGTTATTACAACTACAGTTGATGGGTTCAAAGTGCTGAATGCTGATATTGGTACAGTAGACTATACTACAGGGCGTGTAGTCATTCGTGATTTGAATGTTAGTTCTTTCTCTGGTAGTGCCATCAAGATTTATGGCAGACCAGAAACACAAGATATCATTGGTCCTGCAAGCAAGATTATCTCAATCCGTGACGTTGATGTTAGCGTAACAGTAGAGGCTGCGACTCAGTAATGCATGACCTATCGAAAACTATCTCAGAGTATATCGAACAGCAGTTTCCTGCTGTTTATAGGGAAGACGGTCCAAACCTAGTTGCCTTCACAAAGGCATACTATGAGTTTATGGAGAACACTTCTGAGTCTCCTATCACACTCAGTCGTTCGATGTTTCAAAACAGAGACATTGATGAGACATTAGATAGTTTTCTAGTTCATTTCAAAGAGAAGTATCTCTCAGAGTTTCCTTATGCAAAAGCGGTAGATAAGCGATTTGCTATCAAGCATATCATGGACTACTATCGCTCAAAGGGCACACCACAAGCAACTGAACTTCTCATTCGTTTATTGTTCAATGAAGAAGCAACAGTGTACTATCCTGGTGATGATATTCTTCGTGCTTCAGATAGTAAGTATAAGATTCCCAAATACATTGAAGTCACACAGTCAGCAAGGTCTGCTGGGTTTGTTGAAAATCAAATCACGGGTTCTAGGTCTGGTGCTACTGCTTTCGTTGAAGGACTCGTAAAGAAAAGAGTTCAGGGTCGTATCATTGACATTTTGTATCTGAGCGATATAAAGGGTTCGTTTAGAACGGATGAGTTGGTCAGTGATGATGGTCTTCTCACAAACGCACCAAAGATTATTGGTTCTCTCTCCTCTATGAACATTGTCAATGGTGGTAGAAACAACGTTATTGGTGACGTTTTTAATGTGGTTGATGATACAGGCAGACAAGGTAAAGTTCGTGTTACTGGTACTGAAGATGCTACGGGTCGAGTTGACTTTGAAATTGTAGATGGTGGCACGGGTTACACACTTAACGATTTAGATGATGGTGATACGACAGACGATTATACAGACGTTCGTGTTGCCACAGCGATGATTGCTGTCGATAACTCGAACACTTTAAATCAGTTTATTCAGTTTGAGACTGTAAAGCAAGAGCGTGAGATTGTTACTCTACTCAGCGCTCAAGATTTTGCTGATGAGTATTTTGACAATCTTGCTGCTAACTCAGCATCGGTTGCTGATGATTTTGTTTTAGGAGTCAAAGTATATCCAACAACATATACAGCAAACTCGACGAACGGTCCTGCATTTGAACGGTCTACTGTATCAGACTCAAATGATATTGTTGTCATAACAAATAATACAATCATAGCGAACACCGAATTCTCAACAAACTCTACGCATATCATATTTGATTCAGACCCTGGTGATGGCGCAGTGATTTCAGTTTTAGAGTATGTGGTTGTTGCCAATAGTAAAGTCGTATCGTTGAGTGCTGACGATGCAAACACCAGCGCAACTCTTGTGATTACAAGTGGCACCTTTGCAAACCAACTGTTGATTGATACAGCAGATAACACATCACTATCTGTTAATGAAATCGTAGATGAAGAATCGACCATTACATTGAATGTTGCTGATGCAAGCATTTTCTCTTCTCATGTTGGTGAGAAACTAGAGATGCAGAAGTTCACAACAGTGGCAAATGGTCAATACTTATCAGCATATGCTTATGGGTATCTAACTGTTGCAAATACCACTGCTGAAACTCTAATACTTGAGCCGGCTTTTGGTACATTCTTAGCAACAGAAGAAATAGAACTATATTATGCTAATGGTACAGTTCAAGCGACTGAAACCATTGACTCGGTTGTTATCAATACAACTGGAGCAACTGGTATTGCTACATCAGCATCAGATGCCAACACTTGGAATATCAAAGTAACGTCTGGAGCATTTACTGTTGGTAAGAAGATAAGAGGTCGAGAAACAAGAGTTGAAGAAACGATTAGTGCTATAACAGCAACTGGTGCTTCTGATGTTTGGTATAATGGTGTCGCAACAGCAAATGGTGTGATTGATACGGTTGCTAATAATACAGTAACTGGCGTTGTCGTTGGTCAAAACACAACACACGTTGGGCTATTCAGCAATACTTCTGCGTTCTCGTATGTTGAAGGCGCAGGTATGACTATCAAAACATCTCGTGAAGATTTGAAAGAAATTGACCTTGTAGCACAGCCTAATCTAGAACTTACTATCAATGCAGTTGGCACTGGTAGTGGAGCAACGTTCCAACCAGGCGCATTAGAGAACGAAGAGACTGTTACGCTAAACACTGATTTTATTGGTGCTAAAAATGTTGCAAAT